GCTGCGTCCAGAGCGCTGCAAGTGCTCCTTATCCAGGGGTTGATCCCCCTTCTTAAGGAAGAACTTGAGAAGTGCGCGTTCTCCATCTAGTGGATTTTCGGGGACTACCGGATCTACAATCCATCCCAATGCTAAGGGAAGGTGTAGCTTCGGGCAGAACCGGATGATGTCATGATGCACATCATCCCACTCTCCTAGGATTGCACTATCACGTGTTACTCGAGGAAACTTGCCCTCCAGCAACTTACGGATCTCCTTTCGGAGATACTCCGTAGTTCTCGTGTAGTACCTGTCCTTGCACTGGTTAAAACAACTGACCAGTGCAATCACTTCCTCAACACACTGTCTGTCGTCGGGCCACTCCTTGCGGAACTTGACGTACGTAACGTCAGTACCGTTGTAGTAGTCCTTCCCACATGACTCCCTGAACCTTCCGGTCCAAAAAGACTTGGAGGAGTTCACCTTGAACCCAAAGGACTCAAGAGCATGAACGACAGATCCGACATGGTCGACGGGGACAATCAAGTCATCCCCATAGACCGCCACCTTACCGGTAAGACTGACGAGGTCAGCTTCCCGGAGACGACGGCCGAGGCTCTTCTCTATCCCAACCATGACGATGATCAAGAAGATCATCAACTCGAGAGGGAAGGTAAGAGCGGACCCCATGGACGCGAACTTCGAGAGTTTTCGGAGAACGTATTCCCCTTCTCGAATTCGAACTCGCGCTTGCGTAGATCTACAAGCCTGAATCGCACCGTCGAGGTGCTTCCAGCGTCCGGTCAGAAACCGGACGAGTTCGTTCGAAACGCGGTCACTCGCCTCGGAAAGGTCGAGAGTTGCCAAGGCTCCAGTGATGGAGCCTTCCCTTGCAAGAAGCTGATTAGCTTCTTGGCATCTGAGTCGGAGGAACCGTTTGAGGATATCATCCTCATCGATTCCTTCCACGAAAGCTTCGGCGAGTGCCTGCTGTGTGTACTGCATGCAGACAGGCTCCTTGGCTATGATGCGGGGACGTGATTCGGTCTTTGGTACAGAAATTACCTCTACAGGTAATTCCTCATCCAGAGCCCTGAAGTGCACATCATCCAGGATCTTGTAGTACCTGGAATTCGGGAGCAAGAAAAGGTCGCTTGAAAAGTACTTCTCCAAGCGCCATGTCCAATCTGCCATGAACTTTTCGTTACCGAGAAGTCCTTCGGCAGTGGATCCGGGTCCATGCTTCGGCACTAACGTGCCACGGGCGAGTTTACGATCAACGTGATCAAGAACCCTACCGAAAAGAAGCA